GCCTGTAGGCTCTCCGTCTTCATCAGTGGCCAAAGGTAAGTCAGGCAAGATCTTCTCGGCCTGTACGCCCTTCAGCCAATCGAGGGCGCGTTCGTAACGCTTCTCGCGGATCTGCATACCCATATTCTGGGGCAGCGACGCGGCCATGTGGTACAGTGCAATATCACAGGTGTACATGACCACAAGCTGGTTGCGGTTATCACCATCGGCACTGAATATGGCCTGGCAATCATACTTGGGGCGTAGGTAGCCCGCTATTTCCTCGATGGCCTCCTTCTCGGCTTTGGCCCGGTTCTCGGCGCTCACCTGAGTAACGATGCGTAGCGCACCCTCACCGATAACCACCTTGTAATCTTCGTCTGTGATGAACATAGTGCTGCTTATTTAGTTACGAACAAAGCGCGTTTCTCGATATCCTGAACCTTCACGCCTTTCCTGAACTGATGCGTGGCCACTATTTTCTTGATGTCCTGTTTAGCCACCACCACCAGTTTTCCATTAACTACTACTACGAGTTGTTGTATCATATTACCATTTATTTTTGGGGCTCGGACGTTTGCCGAACCTCGGTGTAAACTTTTGAATGCGCGTGTTCTTTTGTAATATATAGATGGCTCCCTCGTCGGCATCCGGCGCATCATCGTTGCCGCTCATTCCCTTCTCGAAGGCCAGCGTCTGCTCCAAACCGGCCTGCATGTCCGGGTCATTCTTCTGTGACTCGTCATAGAATACGAATCCCCGCTCCCACAGCGGGCTGATGGCCTCTATGCGCTGGAACTTGTCCGGCTTCTTCCGTTTGTCGCCCGTGATAGGCAGCTGATAGCCGCGAATCTCTCCCTCCGTGGTGAAGTCATCCAGAATCATGTCCTGCATGAATGAGGCCTCCATTGCAAAGCGTATGGCAATCCCCTCTTCCTGGCTCCACTCATAGATGTCGTAGCACCACCTGACCATTTCCGCCAGTGAGGTCTTCCGCACAAACGCCCTCAGTTGCCAGAGGTTGGTCTTCTGCTTACCCCACAGCTTTGCCGACTTGGTGTCGTTCTTTTGAGAACCTTTCCACGATGGATCGATGTAAAGGACAAATTCAGAGAACTCCTTCCATTTCGGACGCTTTGCCCAGCGGATCCATTCCTGTCTGAACACAGTGCCCTCCACGATCGGGTTGTGCATCATCTCCTTGTTCCATGCCCGGTAGCCGACGAACTCCGCATAAGCCCGTGCCTCTTCCTTAGTCCATTTCTCCTTCCATACGGGGTTGCCCTCGCTGTCAACGGCATAGACTGTCGAGACGTGTACGCCCTTGGTGGCGCAGATATTAGCCAGTACGGAAGTCTTGCTGATGAGGTTTCCCACCATGATGAAGCGGCCACGTCCGACATCAAGTGCACCGAACAACGCCTCCTTCACCCAATCCGTCAGCTCGCGCACACGCCGTTTGTTCCGGCACAGTTCATCATCGTCAAGGTCGTCGATGACGATATAGTCAGGGCGCGACTCGCGCTTGCGGAGTCCACGTGGCGACTGGCCGCGGCCACATGCCAGGAAGTGAACGCCGGAGCGTGTGGTGAACTCTCCCTCCGTCCAGTCGCCAAGTGTCATCTGCTCCCCGAAGTCGGCAATGATACGCTTGTTGTACTGAAGCTCAGCCTGAATGTCGCCCAACAGTCGGTTTGCACTGTCCTCAGACTTGCCGACCACCACCATGAAGTTGATGAGCCGCTTGGGTTGAAACATCAACCAGAGCGGCATGAAAATGTCGAAGTGCGTAGACTTTGCATGGCCGCGCGGCCACTTGAACACGGCTTTCAGGTCAGGCGTGTTCTTCACCTTCTGCGCTGCCTGGTTATGGAACGGCGCATTATGCACGATGCGGATGGCCTCACCCGTCACCTTGTCGCGGAGCGTGAGGAAATGCGGGAAATAGTACTCGCAGAAAGCCGCATAGTCTTTCTGGAGCTTGCGAATACGCTGTTCCTTCTGGGCCAGCGTCTCGCGGGTAAGCTGTGAGGGCTCTGTAAGCGACTGGATCTGCCTACAGTGCTCCTGCCATTGCTCAAACGCCTGTTTCTTCTCCGCTGCTGTCATGGTGCGGTAAGGTTAGAGTTCGGCACTTGGAGCCATCTTCTGCATGAGGAACTGGTTCTGGTACTTGTTGATGGCCTTGATGAGTTCGGGCGTGATTTCGGGATCGAACTCGGCATTGTACTGGAGCCATTTGTTGAATGCCATGAATACCTCGATGGCATCTACCACGTTGGCCTTCTTGTCAAGTTTCTCCACGACGGCACTGAGCTTTGACAGTTTGTCCGCGAGCCCCGCTATGAGGTCGGGATTGTTGGACTCATTGACCGACGTGATGAGCTGGTCAATAGTGAGCAGCAGTTTGTTCACCAGCTCCGGGCGTGTGATGTTCTTGGCGGCACGTGCCTCCTTCCATCCCTCCTTCGTACACCAGTTAGATATGGTAACGCGCGAAACGCCCAGGCGTTCTGCTATTTCCTGTTGCTCCATGCCAGACAGGTACAGTGTCCGTCCGAGCTGTTTCTTGTTTTCATTTTCTGCTTTTGTCATTGCGTGATTACTTTTTATTGCGATTTTGCAGTGCAAAATTGCATAAAAAGGGCCACACTGACAAAAAACGGTGCAGCCGTTGCAGCCTTTACTGCAAGCATTGCAGCGTTTTTTTGACGGTCGCTGAAAAGTTCGTAATATTGCACCGAAATTTTGAATTGCTGATAAAATGAGTAAACGAGTAAGACTTACAAATGAAAGCGTCAACAGCTACGGTTTCCGGGTACTGACCTCCGGGATAGACCTGGAACAGTACAAGCGCAATCCCGTCCTTTTATACATGCACGAGCGCGGTAATGTGATAGGTTACGTGAAAGACCTGGTTGTCGGGAACGGTGAGGTGACTGGTGAGCTGGTCTTTGACGAGGCAAGCGAACTGAGCCGTCGCTGCAAGAAGCAGTACGAGGTCGGCAGCCTCCGCATGGTCAGCATCGGTCTGGATCCGAAGGAAACAAGTGAGGCCAGGGAGCTGCTGCTGGAAGGGCAGACCCGTCCGACCGTGACGAAAAGCAAGCTGATAGAAGTATCGCTGGTTGACATAGGAGCCAATGACGATGCCATCGTTATGACGAATGACGGCACGACCATCGAGCTGGAGAAAGACGGCAACTGCCTGTTGCCTTTACTGAATAACAAACCCCTCAATCAAAAAACAATGGATTTAAAAGCTATTGCCCTGAAGTTGGGCTTGCCGGAAACGGCAGATGAGGCAACCATCCTGTCGAAGATTGCCGATTTACAGAAGGAGGCCAGAGCATCCGTGACGCTCAAGGCCGAGAATGACCAGCTGAAGCTGGCGAGTATCACAACCCTCGTTGACACCGCCGTTGCCGAGAAGAAGCTGACGGCAGAGAACCGTGAGCACTTCATCCACCTTGGCAAGACCATCGGAACCGAAGAACTGACCAAGACACTGGCCGCCATGTCACCCCTGGTCAAGCTGAGCGAGGCCATCAATCCGGGCACAGGTGCAGCCGCACAGGGTACTTATACTAAGCTGAGCGAGGTTCCTGAGGCAGAGCTGCTGAAGCTGCGTTCAGAGAACAAGGCCGAGTACAAGCGTCTGTTCAAGGCCGAATACGGCTATGAGTGTGAAATCTAATGTCTAACAAATACAAGAAACAGAAATGAAAAGATTGCTTTTTCTTATGACGGCAGTTCTTGTTAACTGCCTGAGCGGTGGCCTGATGGCCGCTACGGTGGGGCTGGATCCTGTGACTGGCGCAGTTGGCATGAATGCCGTCGCAGCCATTGTCGGCAATGCTGCCCCTGCCGGTTCCCTCTGCGCCGGTGTATATACGGAGGTGTGGACTGGTGAGCTGGTGAAGTATCTGCGCCGTGGGCTTGAGGCCACATGGCTTGACGGTATTCCCGACAACTCAGCCATCGTGAACAATGACGTAATCCATCTGGTGGACGTGGGTGTTGACCCTGACGTGCTGATTAACAACACCACCTATCCTATCCCCTTGCAGGCACTTGACGATGCGGACATTGCCATCAGCCTTGACAAGTTCCAGACGAAGGTGACACCGATTACGGACGATGAACTTTACGCCATCAGCTATGACAAGATGGCCCGTGTGAAGGAAAGTCACGGTAATGCCATCAAGGATGCCAAGTTCGCCAAGGCCGCACACGCCATGTGCGCTACCAAGGACGGAACCAAGACCCCCGTACTTGTCACCACCGGCTCGCGTGACCCGGAGACTGGCCGTCTGAAGATGATTCCTGCTGACCTTATCCGCATGAAGAAGGCACTGGACAAGCTTGGCGTTCCAAGCGAGAACCGTCGCCTGGTGCTGTGCAATGACCATGTCAACGACCTTTTGGAAGTTGACCAGAAGTTCAAGGAACAGTACAACATAGACCGCAACAACGGAACCGTTGGCCGTCTGTACGGCTTTGACATCTATGAGTTCGCCAACAACCCGCTGTACACCGTTGACGGAACTAAGAAGGCCGTAGGCTCTGTTGCCGGTACTGGCGAGTTCCAATGCTCGTTCGCTTTCTATCTCCAGCGCGTGTTCAAGGCCACCGGCTCCACGAAGATGTACTTCAGTGAGGCCGCTACGGATCCCGAATACCAGCGCAACAAGATTAACTTCCGCCACATGTTCATCTGTATGCCTAAGAAGGCCGATGCCGGTGTGGTTATCCGTTCGGGCTATGACGCTCAGGGTGCTCCCACCATCGCGGGTGATGACGCTGTCAGCGTGAAGGCCGCCGGTGGTTCCAACACCCGCACCTATGCGACCAGCAACGGTGCAGGCGTAACCGCTGAATGCGATGCCGAGTGGCTGACCGTAGCCGCTAACGGAAACAAAGTGACCTTCACCAGCCGGGCATACCCCTACGACGCAGAAGGCGAGGCAACCCGCACCGCCAACGTGACAATCGGCATTGCCGGAACTGAGGTGACAAAGATTGTAACCGTAACACAGCCAATGGCTGAGAACGCTTGACTATAGGCTATGGCAAAGCTGCAATATCTGGTAATCCACTGCACCGCCACGCCTGAAGGCCGTGAGGTGACATCGGATGAAATCCGTCACTGGCACACTGACCCTGTGTCGAAGGGTGGTCGTGGCTGGAAGCAGGTGGGTTACACAGATATGTTCCACCTTGACGGCAAGCGTGAGCGACTTGTAAAGAACAACGAGGACGCATACGTGGACGGCTGGGAAATCACCAACGGTGCGGTCGGCTACAACAGCGTAAGCCGCCATGTCGTCTATGTCGGTGGCTGTGCGGCCAATGGAAAGGCTACAAAGGACACACGGACACAGAAGCAGCGCGAGGCCATGAAAGCCTATGTACTGGACTTCCACAGGCGTTTCCCTAATGTGAAGATTGTAGGACACAACCAGCTTTCGGCTAAAGACTGCCCAAGCTTCGATGTTCCTGCATGGCTTAAAGAAATTGGAATAAAATAGTATCTGGTAGTTATGGCACTCAGTGAAATACTCAACTGGATATTCGGAACCGGCCTCGTCGGTACCATCATTGGTCTGCTTACCCTTCGTAGCGAGTTGAAGAAAGCCGTTGCGGAGGCAAAGAAGGCCGAGGCTGAAGCCGACACGGTGAAGATTACCAACACTGAGCAGGCTACCCGAATATTAGTTCAAAACATTGTTGAACCCCTAAGGCAGGAATTAAATGCTACACGAGAAGATCTCAACAAGACCAAGCGGGAAATGGCCCGCTTTCGCAAGGCTCTTGAGTCAATTCCTCTTTGCCCTTATCATGACGGGTGTCCCGTTCTTGGCGAGTTGCAAAAGTCATCAGACAGCAACACAGCAGCCGGCTGCCCCACCGCCGGTATCAGTTCCGAAACTCACTCCAGTAGCGGTGGACGGCGACAGCGCAATGCTGGAGGTAAAGCTTCGCGCAGATCCAGGCGGAAAGATAACCCTGGAGCTGCTGCGCCAAGAGACCTCGAAGCGGATGAGCCTACAGGCACAGCTCGATTCGCTGGGCAACCTGAAGGTGAAGGCCAGGCGGAATCCTGACACCGTCTATGTCAAGGGAAGCGACTCCCTGATATACGTGCCGGTTCCCGGCCCTGAAAGAGTGGTCGAGGTAAATGTGCAGAGCAAGTGGCAGAAAAGTATGACATGGCTTGGAACGGTAATGCTGATTCTGCTTGCGGCACTTGGACTGCCAAAGCTTTTGAAACTGATAAAAAACCTCTTAAAACGCAATTAGAATGGCAAAGGAAAAAGAAAAAGCCGAGGCTCCTGTACCTCAGGAGCCTGTGGCAGAGGAAACCCCAAAGGGGAACCCCAAGAAATCGGAACCCGCATTCCTCGCACAGTACCGGGCCTGCTACCCCAAGTGCAAGAAATTCCACGTGACCTCCGACAACCTGGTCTTCCTTGAAAGTGAACAGAAACAGGCCGCAGCACATCAGGCAACGCTGGGTCGCGGCGAGTTAATAACCTATTAAAATCAACAACAAAATGAGTTTACCCAACGTAAAAATCATTCTTGGAAACGGAAACATCGGCACAGCCAGTGTATCCGATGACGGCGTAGCAGCCCTCCTTCTGACCGGCGCAGCCGTACAGGGAAAGTTTGAGCTGAACAAGCCCTATGTGCTTGGCTCGCCTTCCGATTTGGTCAAACTGGGCATTACCAGCGAGAACAATCCCCTTATTGTAAAGGACGTGACGGCCTTCTATGCCCAGGCTGGTGACGGTGCAGAGCTTCATCTGCTGGCCGTGCCGGAGGCTACCACTCTGACAGCTATGGTGTCCGCTGCTGCTGACAGCCCCGTCAGAAAGCTGCTTGACTCTGCCGCCGGTCGCATTCGTCTGGTCGGTCTGAACCGCAAATGCCCCAATGACTATGAGGCAGTGACGGCCGGGTGTATGGACAAGGATGTGCAGACTGCCGTACAAGGTGCGCAGACCGTCGCTGAGAACTATCTGGCCAAGATTGCTCCCGTTGTATTCCTTGTTCCCGCCATCAAGTGGAGCGGCAGCACCGACGGCATCTACCAGCCCCGTGAAGGCTCGCAGAACATGGTGTCCGTCATCCTGTCATCAGACGGTAAGGTAGGCAGTGAACAGAGTGCCAACATCGGTCAGGTTCTTGGTCGTGCTGCCAAGGTTGCCGTAAACGTCTCAATCGGACGCGTGGCCGATGGCTCCATTGCCGCCGAGGGCTACCTGATGGACGGCACTACCCCAGAAAGCCACTTTGCCGAGTGGGAGCTACTGGATGATGCCGGTTTCATCTTCTTCCGTACCTTCATCGGCAAGAACGGCTACTATCTGAACGGTGACGCTACCGCTACGGCCACAACCGATGACTATTGCCAGCTGAACCTTATCCGCGTAATCCAGAAGGCCGCCGTGGTCTGCTACAAGACTTACATCGACTCCATCCTTGACAACGTGGACGTGGATCCCGCTACCGGCAAGCTGCCTACGGCAATGGCCAAGTACTATGAGTCGCTGCTGACCAAAGCCGTCAACAGTGAGATGTCTGAGGAGGTCAGCGGCTTCACGCCCACGATCGATCCCGACCAGGATATCATTACTACCAAGAAGCTGAACGTGGTAGCCCGCATCGTTCCCACCGCCACGATGCGCGAGATAGAGGTGAACCTTGCATTTAACAACCCTAACGCATAAGAAGTATGAGAGACTTTAATTCAAAGGAATACGCCTGGATTGACGTTACCGTCGTAGTCATGGGCGTTGAGATTAAGACCATTCGTGCCGTTGAGTACAAGTCAAAGCGTGCTACCGAGGCCCTTTATGCCGCTGGCAAGTGGGCACGTGCCATCCAGAGAGGCCGCAAGGAGGTAGAGGGAACGCTGACCGTTCTCCAGTCGGCCCTGATAGCCCTTCAGAATGCTGGCAAGGCCGCAGGCTTCAACGACATCACCGATATCGAGTTTGACATGGTTGTGTCGTATGCCAGCGAGTACGGCGGCAAGGTCACCACCGACCGTGTGCGCCAGTGTGCCATCACCGAGGCTCCCAACTCCATCAAGGAAGGCGACCTCTATTCTGAGCACCCCCTTCCGTTCATTGCCTGTGAGGTTGAGTATGACATCTAATCAATGACTGCCATGAAGGAAATCACAGCTGAACAGATTGAGGCCTGGAAGAAGAAGCACGGCGACGTGTTCAAGGTCGAGGTTGACGGTAAAGTCTGCTACCTGAAGAAACCCGACCGCAAGGTGCTGGGTGCGGCCTCCGTTCTCGGAAAGAACGACCCGATGAAGTATAACGAAGTCCTGCTGGAGAACTGCTGGCTGGATGGCGATGAGGAAATCAAGACGGATGACAGCCTGTTCCTGGGCGTGTCGAGCCACCTTGCCGAAATCATCGAAATCAAGACCGCAGAGATAAAAAAACTCTGAGCCGGACAGGTATCAAGGATAAGCGCGGATGGCTCTTCCTCGGCGATGCGCTCATTCGCGCTTATCTTCACTTCGACCCCTCCGACCTGCCTGACGAAGAATGGGCGATGCAGGTAGGTATGGCAGAATATATCAGGGCCGACATCACAAACTCACTCATCATCAGCTTACGACAATGCCAACGTTAGAATACATCTTCTCCATACAAGACCAGGCCAGTGACAAGCTGCAACGGATAACAGCTGCAAGTCAGCCGCTTATCAGTGCGGTCACCACCGTGCAGGACAAAATGGCCGCTGCCAGCACACTGATGGATGAGACGGGCGGTTCCATTACTGCCCTGAAAGCACAGATTGATGCGCTGAGTTCAGAGCGCGACCTGCTTCCGGCTGACGGCCTGGGAACTATCGCCCAATACAATGAACGTATCGGTGAGCTTCAGCAGAAGGTGTCAGACTTGCAGACCGCCAAGCCGAAGCCCGTCACCGTTCCTTATACATTTACCCTGAATGACCGTGTCTCCGGCGGTCTTCGGCAGATTAACACAGAGAGTGAGCACGTCCGCAGTGCAATGGACGGCGTAGGCCAGAAGATGAAGGCTGCCGATGCACTGCTGAATGCCACAGGCCGCAGCGTCGGTGCGCTGCGTGCTAAAATCGAAGCCCTTCGCGCTGAACGTGAATGGATTCCCTCTGACAATATCGATGCCATCCGTGAGTATGACAGGGAAATCAAGTCGCTGGGCGACGAGATAGAGCGTGTCGAACAGCTGACCAGCGGACAGAGCAATCTGAGCAAGTGGGCTGGTGACTTGGCAAACAGCGTCCCCGGCATCGGACTGCTCAAGAACCCCATCGTTCAAGCTGGAGCCGCAATGATTGGAACGGCCAAGTCAGCCATGACCTTCGACCAGAACATGGCGCAGGTGAACATTACGACCCTGCTTGAGGGTGAGGAACTGGAGAACCTGAAGAAAAACATCAAGGGCGTGGCAGAAGAGTTTGGTGCTGATGCGGCAGCGGTTCCCCTGGCCTTTGACCTTATCAACTCCCAGATCAACGATGCCGACAAGTCCATGAATGTGCTGGCTGCCAGCATCAAGGGCAGCAAGGCTGGCTTTGCGGACGTGAACACCGTGGCCTCGGCACTGGCACAGACCGTTTCGCTGCTGGGTGATGTCGATGCCAATGAGGTGCTGGATGTGTTCTTCGCATCAAAGCGAATGGGTGCGGTGGACTTTTCCAGCCTGGCGCAATACCTGCCAAAACTGTTGTCTACAGGTGTCGGCATGGGTATTGACTACAAAGACGTGTCAGGCGCATTCTCCTATCTGACAGGTAAGGGACAGAGTGCCGACCAAGCCACCGTCATGCTCCAGAACGCCATGTCTATGCTGGGCAAGGGCGACGTGCGCGACAAGATGGCAAAGGCTGGCGTGAAGGTCTTTGATGAGCAAGGCAAGATGCGTGGCATGACAGACATCTTTGGCGACCTGAGTAACCTGATGAACGGGCGTTCGGATGAGGAACGCTCACAGCTACTTGAAGGTTTTGGCATTGTTGACAAGGAAGCAAAGGGAGCCTTTAACGTCCTGATGGCCGACATGGAAAAGTACAAGGGTATTGTCGAGGGCGTTCAGGATGCCACCAAGAATGAGGAAGGAAACAAGGCTCTTGCTGCCAGTAAGAACACGGTGCAGGAGGCTGAGGAAGCATGGAACCGCTTCAAGAACGTCGGGCTGTCCATCGGTGAAAAGATGCTGCCTGTCATTTCGACGGGTCTTGAAACCTTCTCGACCCTCGTGGAAGGCCTTTCCCCTGTCGTGCAAGTAGTGGCCCCGATTATCAGCGGCGCATTGTCCGGCGTTGCCGTTGTTCTGGAGGGCATTACCTTTACGCTGAGAGTGCTAACAGGTTTCTTTGGTGGCTGGCTCAGCACACTACAGGAAGGCCAGCCCATTGTGGTGGGTCTTACGGCAGCTCTCGCAGCCCTCGGCACGGTATGGGCTGCCAATACAGCAATAGCCAAGGCCGACATCATCTGGCAGGGAGCGAAGAACGCCCTGACTGTTGTCTCCACGACACTGACAGAGGGATGGGCGGCAGCCCAGGCCCTGCTGAATGCCGCGTTCCTTGCCTGTCCTCTGACATGGATTGTAGTGGCTATCACAGCGGTCATTGCAGCGGTCGCTGCCGCATGGCAGAAGTTCGAGGGCTTCCGCATGGCTGTCTATGGTGCATGGAGTGTGGTAAAAGAATTCGGACGCGCACTTCTAACGGCCATTGTGTCGCCATTGAAACAGATACTAAAGGGACTTGGAAGCGTAGGCGAGGCCATCGGCAAACTATTCAATGGCGAGTTCTCAGAAGCAGCGTCATTGGCCAAGGCCGGCTTCAAGGAAATAGGAAAGGGTGTCGTACAGTCATCCCCCGCAGGTATTGCTACGAGCGCATGGAAAAACGGCAACTATTCACAAGCCTGGGAAAAGGGCAGACAGGCGGGCCGCGAGAGTTGGCTGAAGTCGCAAGCATCAGACAACACCGCCACGCAGCAAGCCGAAAAACTGGAAGCGGCTGTAAGCGTTCCCGAATCAATAAAGCCTGCCGTCAGTACGCAAAATCTGTTGAACCGTATCGGCAAGGAAGGAAAGAACGGAAAGATTGGCAATGCGGGTAAGAACGGCAAAACCACAAAAATACTGAACCTGAATGAGGAAGCCACCAACTATTCACAGAGTGCCAGCTATCTGGCTGCTACCCAGAAACTGGAGCCTGTAACAGCCCGTCTGCTTCCTATTGGAAACACACCCGCCTCGGCAACAGTCGCAGGACGGGGGAAGCCGCAGCACCCAATATCAGCAGCCAGTGCCTTGACAGTGGATGTTGCACAGCAGGAATATGAGCAGGATGGTACGAACTACCTGAGTGACATCATGGCAAATGTTCGTAAAATAGCAGCTGCTGTCATGCTGCCAATGGCCGTTTCTCTGACAAGTCCTGCCGATGCATCGGCAAGCACGAACATACAGAGTCTGTCCAGTGCGCAGAACATAACGGCTCCGTCTGTCACCATACAGTCAGAGACAGTTTCCGCCTCTGGATCCAACAGTACAAAACAGGCGGTAAATGTTCTCTCCGCAACGTCTGCTTCAAGCAACATTTCCGGCACCTTTGCTCACGCAGAACGCTGCCAGGAATGTGGCACTGAATGCCACCAGTAACAGCCCCGTGTGGATGCCGTCGTATGCCGCCGGTTCCTCTGTCGGTGACATCATATCCATGCCGTCGGTGACGAATAGCACCGATGTCCTGGCACAGAACAACAGCAGCACACAGTCAGGCAGCGTTGCCGTTCCCTATGAGGTGACGCTTCCTGAAATCGTCGTGACACCAAGCGGCAGCAGCGTGTCAATGGCCGGTGACATCATGTCGGCCTCCATGACGGGCGACACCCTTGCGGAAAGCCACTCACAGACCGCTTCGCTGGATACTGCCAGCAGCATGTCCGCAACGTCTGCTGCAAGCAACATTTCCGACACCTTGTCACAGGGCGATATCGTGCTCACGCAGAACGCTGCCAGGAATGTGGCACTGAATGCCACCAGTAACAGCCCCGTGTGGATGCCGTCGTATGCCGCCGGTTCCTCTGTCGGTGACACCATATCCATGCCATCCATGTCCGACAGCCTGTCAGATGCCACTATGCTTGACAATACGGACAGCAGCCAGGGCGACACATTCAGCAGCTCTATGCAACAGAGCGTCAGTACAAGCGGGCGCAGCATTACGGTAGACAGGGTGTGTGAACAGATAGTTATCAATGTACAGAACACCGACGGTCAGGGCGTGGACGAGATACGCTCCCGCATACTGGAGGTGCTCAATGAAATAGTGGAGGGATAGGCCATGAGTACTTTTTCAGTCTATGACATCATCAAGAGGGCACAGGCCGCATACGCGACACTTGACACGCTGCTTGGTACCAAGATAGGCGACCCGAAGTTCAAGCCCCGGTACGACGGCCCCGCAGCCAACGAGCGCGAGAGCAGCAACCTCGGCTCCACACTGAGGAAGCGTGACGCTAACGGACGGTGGTACTTCATGCCGGTGGTTCTGGTATATAAGGGAAAGGAGTATGAGATGCCCAACTCCCTTATCTCCATTCGCGGCAAGAAACACATTGTCTCTACCCCGATGGTAGGCCGCAAGGGAACCGTCAAGGAACTGATCAGTATGGAAGACTATGAAATCAGGATCCAGGGCGTGGCCCTTGACACGGACTGGCCCGATGACCAGCTGGCCGCCATCAAGGAAATCTATTCCGTCAACGAGTCCGTACAGCTGAAGTGTGCTCTCACGGACATCTTCATGGAGGAAGAGGACATGGTGGTCATCAAGAGCATCGACATTCCCGAAATGAAGGGCGTGGAACATGCCCAGACCTACAGCCTCGACTTGGAAACGGACAGAAGTTTTGAACTGATTATGGAGTGATATATGTTTGTATTAAGTTCGGAGATAAGCATTGGCAGCGTGACGTTCAAGAGCGTCCACGACGTGCAGATCAAGCGGAGCATCTACAGCCTCGCTGCAACAGCCGTCGTGAAGGTTCCCGTGACAGCCGTGCTCAAGCATGAGGGCGAACCTCCCGCACATATTGAGACGGCCAACGCTGTCAAGGTTGGTGACACTGTGACCATCAAACTTGGATATAACGGTCAGCTCCAGACGGAATTCGCCGGATATGTGAAGCGGCTGAACTACAAACTGCCCCTTGAGATAGAATGCGAGGACGAGTATTTCAAGCTGCGCTATGTAAACTGTGTCTTCAGCAAAAAGGAAACGACGCTTAAAGTCTGTTTAAACAGCGTTCTAAGCGGCATTAAATTCGGGGAGGTTGCCGACCTCACGCTTAAGAACTTCGTGGTGAACAACAAACCCGGAAGCTGGCTTCTGGGCTACCTGAAGAAGGAATACGGCCTGTTGGCCTATTTCGACATCAACGGGAAACTATATGTGGGCAAAGCCAACAGCGTGAAGGGCGAGACCGTGAAATATGTGCTGCGTGAAAATGTCATCAGTGACGATGAGCTGAAGTACCAGCTTGCTGATGACATAAGGCTGAAGGTGAAGGCCGTCTGCTATTACAAGGACGGCACTAAGATAGAGGGCGAACTTGGCGAGGACGGCGGCGAACAGAAAACCCTGTACTATTACGACGTGAAGGATGCCGGAGAGCTGAAGGCCCTTGCCAATGAGGAACTGAGACGTTACAGCTTTGACGGCTATCGCGGCAGGATCAAGACTTTCCTTCAGCCCTATGCCCTCCCCGGCATGGTGGCAGACATAACGGACAAGACCTACCCCGACCGTAGCGGCAGCTACTTCATCGAGGCTGTTACAACAACATTCGGGACAGGCGGTGGCCGCCGTACCGTAGAGATAGGGATAAAGGCATGAGCAAGGAAATAGACGAAATAAGAAGAAAGCTTTTTGAGCAGATGGGCGACCAGGTCAGCACCGTCTTTCAGGGCGTTGTCACGGGGGCCAACGAGGAAGAGTTCACCTGTACCGTCCGCGTCGACGATGCCGTAGACTACTTTGACGTCCGACTTCGCGGGCTTGTGAACGGGCAACTCCAGGGGCTGGCCCTCATACCCAAGGTGCAGAGTGTGGTTCTCTTGTGCCCCATCGGAGGCAGCAATGAGCTGTTCGTATGCCAATATACGGAGATAGACAAAGTCATCTTCACCGACAACACGCTGAAACTGGCCATTGACACGGAAAAGCTGGAGCTGACCAGGGATGAAGTGTCCATTACCAGTGACGGCAGCAGTACGGTCGTCAAGGCCGGTGACGCAACGATAACCGTGAGTACGGACGGGGTAGAACTGAAAACAGGCAGTTCGGGCATAACCGTCACGTCAGGCGGCCTGACATTGAAAAAAGGCGGCGCGGGTCTGAAGAAGACACTGGAAAGCATGCTGGACGCTATCTGCCAGCTGACGGTTCCGACGGGCGTAGGCCCTTCCGGGGTGCCCATCAACATGGCAGCGTTCCAGAAGATTAAAACAGAAGTTTCACAATATATGGAGGGATAAGATATGCCATTGATAAAAGCGACCATCAAGAGTGAGATCAAGAGTGCGTTCACGGCTGTCATCAATCAGGAAGACGACCGCGAAGGAGCCATCGACAAGGTGGCCGACAAGCTGGCCGATGCCGTCATCAACGCCATCAAGAGCCAGCAGATAACATATTCAGCCGGGCTTATAGCCCCCTCAATGGGCGGTCCTGTCACCGGCATGTTCAACTATACCATCACCTGAGGACATGAAGGACTACGGACAGAACATGACAGGAGACCTCGATCTGAGCACGGGCGACATCTACCCGGCGGAAAGCACGACGCAGCACCAGCACGACCTGCTGCTGGGAGACCTCGGCCACATCAGGCACAGGCCGGAGCTTGGCATCGGTGCGGTGGAGTACCTGCTGAACAACGACAGGGAGGGCCTGCTGCGCAGGACGCGCCAGATGCTGACAGCCGACGGCCAGAAGGTGGAGAAGGTCGGATATGACATACAAACCTACGAACTCGAAATAAAGGCCAGATATGAAGACGATTGAAGTACAGGCAGACCAGACCATCCTCGACCTTGCAGTGCAGCACTACGGCACGGCAGACGGCGTGGGGGAGATACTGCGTCTCAACCCGACGCTTGAGAACGATCCGAAGCGTCTGGCGGCAGAGGGCAGGCAGATGGACGCTTTCTATCCAGACCTGCGCCTGGCACCCGGCCAGCAGGTCGTCATCGATGACGGCGGCACGGTCATCAGGAAAAGCATTGTAAAGAAAATGACAAGAAATGTAACCACATACATGAGTAAGGAATGGCAAGAACAATTACTGAAATAGAGACAAGCATCACGCAGCGTCTGTCCGCTTCGTTCACGCTCTCCACGTCGGCAACGGCAGAGTGGCGCATGTGGACGCACTGCATCGCCTACTGCATCCACCTGTTCGAGCTGGCCCTTGACCAGTTCAAGAGTGATATGGACGCTGATGCCGAGCGCGAGGTGGCAGGCAGCCTGACGTGGTATAACGAGAAGTGCTATGAGTTCCAGATGGGCTATGAGCTGGTGTTCTCCACCGTGACGGGCCTGCTCCGCTACGAGACTGTCGACGAGCAGGCAAGGGTGGTGAAGGTGGCCAGCGTGGACGTTGCGGCAGACAACACGCTTTTCTTCCGCGTGGCCACTATAGACGCGGACGGGAAGATTGTCCCCCTGAACTCCAACCAGCTCTTGAACTTCAAGAACTACATCGATGCCATCAAGTTTGCCGGGACGAAGACGCAGATCATCTCCACGGATGCAGACCTTGTGCGCTACAGCCTGAAGGTGTGGTACAACCCCGCCACTCCCGTTGATACAGTCCAGGCCGGCATTCTGGATGCGCTCGATGCATTCCGCGTGGCCCAGCGGTTCGGCGGCATCATCTACCGCCACGAGATGCTGGGTGCCGTGACCGCCATCAACGGTGTCGTGACGGCCAAGCTGGTGAGCCTCCACAGGAAAGGCACCGAGGACGCTGACTGGCTGGAGGTGGACACGGCCACACGCCTCCATGCGGGCTATTTCAATTACGATGATGAGAACTGCGGACTGGAACTCATCTCCATCAATGACCTGTAGAGATAAAGAACTATGAATATCATTCTGGACTTCAAGGAAATCGTCAGACAGTACGTTGCCCCGCACAGGCGGCAGCCTACACGTCTGAAGTGGCTCTGGGCCCTTGCAGACCTGGGAGGCGTGTGGGAAGCTTTCTCCCTGTGGCGTTCGGACTACCGCTACAAAGTCCATGTCACCAGCCAGCACAAGTCGCTTCAAGGGCACCTCACCAAGACCTTCGGCAGCGGAACCACCATCCGCGTGAAGAGCTACGATGATGACTTCCTCGACATCGGTCTTGACACGGAACCTGCGCATTGGGCAATTTTCGCACCCTATATCGAGATTGCGCTGGAGGGCGAGAGCGACCGCGTGTTCGATGACGTGGACTTTGTGGTCTATGTGCCGTCCGGGGTCAGTGCAGCCCTTGTACGTGCCGAGATAGAGAGATACAAACTTGCAGACAAGACATTCAAAATCATACAGCGATGAAAAGACATATCCAAGAACCCGGCGTAAGGAAATGGTCGGGTAATGACCTGCTCGAACTACAGAGCGAACCCCTGCGGATAGCCGACGGCTTCTTCTCACAATGGGGCGACTGCGTTATCTGCGGCTGCGCGGTGAGCGCGGGCACACTGGGCGCGGGCCTTGCCAGCATCGGAGGGCTGACACTCCCGGTCAGCGAGACGGAGGTACGTGTGTGGCCCGTGTTCCTGGTGGCCGATGAAGACCATATCCAGCGCGAATATGCCGATGACGTAGTGCGCGACATAGCCGTCAGCCGCTTCGCCAAGGTGGTGCAGACAAGGCCGGAGGAGGGAACACCCTATGTTGAGATTGCCGAGGACGGCACGCCCGGCTTCTTTGAGAAACTGAGAGCTGCGTGGCTGACAGAACTCAAAGCTGCCGTGACAGACCTGCGGGGGAAAGTCAGGAACAATACAGACGGCCTTACGGCACTGTCACAGGTTCTTGACGGCCACACGGCAAAACTGTCCGGCATCGAAAGCCTGATTACGGCATTGCAGCAGGCTGACCTGCTGCTTGCCGATGACATCACCGACCTGGAGGCCGCCGACATCACCCATGAGGGCAGGATCGGCAGCCTTGAGAACAAGATGCCCCGCGAGATAGACCATATTCCCGGCGTAAACGACTCAGGGTACGCTATCGGACAGGAAGTGTGGTTTACGGGGGCAGACGGCAACAAGACATTCTACAAATGCCACGACAATACGGCGGGTGCTGCCGTATGGCGCGAGAGCGGCGAGGGTTCCGGGGGAGGTTCCCACAGCGGCGCGGTGTTCCTTGCCGGGACTACCGACATCAAGGAGGCAACAGTATTAATCAAACAAGGATATATAGACTGATTATGGCAAACGGAGTTTATGTGTACCAGCAGATAGTAAAGACGACTGCTGAGTGGGCTGAGGACACAAGTGTATGGCCCAAAAACGTCTGGCTCTTCGAGCAGAAGGCAGACGGCAAGATCGGAGTCAAGCTCTCCGACGGTCTCAGTACTTTCGGCAGACTGCCGGAAAAAATACTTGATGCCTACGAAGCCGCACAGCTCGGAGGCTATGAGGGGACACGCGCGGACTTTTACCGCGATTTGAAGAATGTAGGCGTAAGCGTGGCCTCTATCAAGGCCCTTATCGATGCTATCAGGGAAGACGGAGCAGCAGGCGCACCGACTCTGTCCGAGGTTCCTGACGAGGACACGCTAAGCTATGAATCCGACGGCCTTGACATCCCTTTTGCCGTTGGCAATGAGTGCCGTGTGTGGGACAGTGAGCAGGGCAAGTGGGTGTTCTATAAGCTGTACGACATCACACAGCAGGGCAAGGCTGACTGGCAGCTTTCCACTGGTGCTGACGTGTCAGTATTCCAGGAAGCGGTGACGATATCACTTACCTCCAACCAGGGAGCAAGTGACGCAGCCCTCTCCGGCGCGGTAGTCGAAGTAAGCTACGACACGGTGGAGAATGAGTATGCATGGAACGGCAGCCCCTTCACCGTCAATGTCCCGATGAATACCGAATACACGATTCATGTGCCGGCTGTCACCGGCTATGCCGCACCGTCAGACCTGACCTTTACGGCAGCAGGCGGCAACAAGCGCAACGTCGTACTGTCATACAGCTGTGAGCTTCTGACTGTCAACGTGGCCGCCAATGACGATGCAGACGTGTCTGGACGTACCGTCACGGTTAAGGATACAGAGACGGATACCGTCATAGGTTCGGGCAGCGGCTCAACGGTGAATGTCAAGATTCCGACGGGCACACCATACGCTGTATCAGTGGACGCATGGAACGGCTACGTCACACCCGCCATACAGACCGCAACCGCTAACTCGGCCATCCGTTCGATGACGTTTGAGTATGAGAAGATTGTGGACGCTGGCATTGTCTTTGACAAGTCTGTCAGCGACCCTTCCAACATCACGGGCGATGTCAACAGCGGCGTGATAGCCATGATACTGGCCAGGTTCCGCCGGTGTCTCTGTAAGAAGACCGCTGACGGTGAGGTGACGATTGCCTATCTCCGCAATGACAACAGCAACTACTATGAGGACGGAACTGCTGCCGTACTTGATGGTACGCAAGGCGACGTAATGGTGGACTTCCCTGAGTTCTACTACAAGTGGGAGCAGGTGGACAGCAACAAGTTCCGCTACCGCTTTGCCCTTTACGATGTTGACGGCACGTTCAAGCATGTCCCCCGCAGCCTTGTCGGTGTTTACAAGGCGTACATGACCGGCAACAAATTGTACAGCCGCAGCGGTGTGGCTCCGACCGTCAACAAGTCATCCAATGACTTTGACAGCTATGCAACGGCACGCGGTACAGGCTATCAGCGCATCGACTTCCAGCAGCACTGCGTCATCGCCTTCATGCTCTATGCGAAGTACGGCAACCGCAACCTTCAGGCCGTGCTCGGAAAGGGTGGCGCATCGTACAGCCCGCTGACGAATACAGGAACCACCAACGCCATCGGTAACGCCGACACGGTAAATGTCACAACAGGCTATGTCAACGGCCTTGGCCTTGAAGGTGTCTTCGGTGGCATCTTTGAATGGGTGAAGGGTGTAAGCATCAACAACCGTGTATGGACTATTACCGATCCCGACGGCACACAGCGCACAGTCAAAGCACACACAGCCGACGGATGGATTACCAATGTGGCAGCGGAAAACGGCCCGTTCTTCGACATGGTTCCGACAGGCGTTGGCGGCAGCGAGACTACACACTACTCACTACACACTACTCAGACTATTATTATCAAAGCGGTAATAACGCCCTTGTTTTGGCGCGTTCCTGCTACGACTCGTATACGAATGGCGGCGTGGCGTTTGCGTCTGCGATCTACGACGCGTCGTTCACGTACTCGTACTTCGGTTCGCGTCTCGCTTTCAGGGGCGTAGTGCGCGAAGCGCAGAGCGTAAGCGCGTTCAAATCGTTACCCGTGCTATAAAACGAAAACCGGCGAAGCCGGTCGAAAATTTTAAAAAAATCGAATTTTCGCCGATATTCACTTAAAACTGCGTACCTTTGCACACCAAAATCGCAATGACAGTAAGTAATGACATAGAAAGCATATATCCCGGAACAGGCAGAATTCCCCTTGCCCTTGTTTTGGGCCCTTGTTTTGGCGCGTTCCTACAACGACTCGAATACGAATGGCGGCGTGGCGTATGCGAATGCGAACAACGACGCGTCGAACACGAACTCGAACTACGGTTCGCGTCTCAAATTCAGAAACAGAAAAACAATGCGGTTCCTGATGCGTGACGTGTCACGCGGACAGTCCGCAGGGGAATGCACCTTGCCCCTTGGCAAAAGACAGAATACGAGAAAACATTGTGTGGTAGGTTCATTCTCGAAGCACATAGATTTCTGAAAGCGAAAATAGTATGAAGCGATACGGATATCTCATCGAGCAGGTCACTGACCGCAGCAATCTGGAGGAAGCCTTCAGAGCTGTGGTTCGTGGCAAGCGTCGTACACGTGCCATCCGTATGCTGAAAAAGAATAAAGACGCTATTCTGGCAGAACTTGCCGAAGAAATCGGATCTGGACGTTATGCGCCGTCCGGCTTCAAGGAGTTTACCGTCAACGAGAACGGAAAGGAGCGCACCATACAGTCGCTCTCCTTCCGTGACCGTATTGCTCTACACGCTATCATGGAAGTCCTGAACAGGTGTCTGGGCGGGATGCTTATCCGCGATACCTATGCGGGAATACCTGGGCGTGGCATTCATGACGGTCTGACGCGTGTCAGAAAAGCCCTGAGGGACGCAGACGGCACGCGGTACTGCCTGAAGACCGACATCAGGAAGTTCTATCATTCCATCGACCAGCAGGTATTACTTGACAGTCTGTCGAGGAAAATCAAAGACCAGCGCATGATGGACACCATTACCCGCATTGTTCACAGCTATGGCCCCGGACTCGCTATCGGCTACCATTCAAGCCAGTTGCTTGGAAACCTTTATCTTTGTCTGCTGGATCATTACATGAAATGTGAGGTTGGCGTGAAGTACTATTTCCGCTATTGCGATGATATTGTCATTCTGGGAGCAAGCAAGGAGCACTTGCATGATGTACTTGCTAAGATGCGTGTCGTGATAGAGGAACGGCTGCACCTCCAGCTGAAGGGGAACTACCAGATATTCCCCGTGGAGGCACGCGGGATCGACTTCCTCGGATATGTCATTCGTCACCAGTATGTGCTTGTCAGGAAACACATCAAGAAAAAGGTGGCCCGCAGGCTGCACAAGGTCAAGAGTGCCAAGCGCAGGTATGTGGTGCTGGCTTCCTTCTGGGGATGGACTAAGCACTGCAACGGTAGGCATTTGTTTTTTAAGTTTACAAATATGAAAAGTTTTAAGGAATTAGGCGTTACCTACAAGCCCGCAGACGGAAAGAAACGTTTTGAGGGCAATCTTACACCGCTGAGCAACTTGCAGAACTGCAAGATTACGGTGGTGGACTTTGAGACAGGAATCACTACGAAGCAGGGCGATGGCCGCTACGTGGTGCAGTATGAAATGGATGGCCAGCGTGGAAAGTTCATAACGGCCAGCGAGGAAATGAAGAATATCCTCGACCAGATAAAGGAGTTGGGCGAGTTGCCGTTTGAGACTACCATCAAGCGCGAAATCTTCGGCGGCAACAAGACCAAGTATAATTTCACATAGAAAAGGAAGCAACTTATGGAAAGAGTGAAAGGAACAGCTGGGGTGAAGCCCCTTGAGTGTATTAACCCAGGCAAGAACCGCTGGGCGGTAAGACTGGACGTGCAGAAGGATGCAGAGGGAGCGGAGGATGCCGTTTCCTATGTAGAAGAGGTCTATGACCACGAGCCGACGGCTGATGATGTGCGGTCGCTTGTCCTCATGGCCATCGAAGCCTATGACACCAGCGACGCGGTGAACGGATTCGTGCTGGACGGTAGGAAGATGTGGCTTGACAACCTGAACCGCACAAGTCTGCTGGAGGTGGCACGTAGTGCCGCAGCCTCCGATCCATCCTCAACCGTGGAGGTATGGGCAGACGGCGAGTACATGAACGTACCGGCCCCAGACCTCGTTGGCTATCTGTCACAACTGATAGTATATGCCAAGGCCACGTTTGACGTGACACAGCATCACAAGCTGGACGTTCACGCCATCACAGAGGTTGAGGGTCTACTGGAATATAATGTCCGTGCTGACTACCCGCCAACGCTGGTCTTTGAACTCTCTGATTAAGGAACCTTTCGGGGGAGGTTATAAAAACCCCCGGCCTGTTAAGTAACGCCAATCACTTTAACATATTAATGCGAGAAACCGCACGACCGGGGGCTAATCCCTTCGTCGCGGTTTCTCGCTTTTTTGTGCTAATATGTGTGATTGGCGATGCAAAGGTACAAATTTATTTGGAAATGACACTGTTCGAGATACTAAATTTTAACCGTGAGCTGATAAAAAGACTCATTTCAGTGGGCTTTAAGCCTGATGATTGCCAGTATATAGAACTTTATCGTGACTATACCCAAATGCGCAATAGTGGCGATAAGGTGACATATATCGTGTCCGTTCTGGCCCAACGATATGAAGTGAGCGAGCGAAAAGTGTACAGTATCATCAAGCGTTTCGGAACCAACTGCACAAGCGGTGCAGTGTGATTTGGTCATTTCCTTCTTTATTCTCACTTTCCCGAACTACCTTTGCACTGTTTACCTGCCATGCTAAGGACGTTGGAACGCTGTTTAAATAGCATTGCAAACGGCTTTCAACGCAGAGTGCCACAAATAGAGCAATATGCCACCTTCGATAAGCGTACATAAGCCCTAATTTACTTTGCAAAGGTACGAAAATCCTGCCAAAAAGAAGCCCCGGAACCGTTAAAGTTTCGGGGCTTTATGTTAAACCTGAAAAGAGAGATTTTCGCGGCAAGTGAAAGGACATTTCGTTTTGCGGGAATGGTCGTTTCGTTTGAAAATGGCCGAACATTTCGTTTTGCGGATTATAAGAGCGAGCAGAAACTATTGAACAAGGAACTCAACAAATTCTGTACTGCCATTGTGAAGCAGGTCTATTCTCTTCTGCAATGTAACATTTCATATTTATCCCTACTTATAGGTAGAAAATTCAAAAGAATAGAACAATGAACAAGATTTATTTTACAGCCGACTTGCATTTCGGCCATTCGAACATATTGAAGCATTCACCTAAGCGCCCGTTTTCGGATACGGTGGATATCGTGGCACACGACGAATGGTTGCTTGACCTTTGGAAGAGCACGGTTGACAAGCGTGATACGGTATATATTCTGGGTGATTTGACATTCCTGAAGAGTGAGAATGCCCGCCATCTGTTGGAGAAACTGCCTGGGCAGAAGTTTCTGATTGAGGGAAACCACGATGGTTCGATTCGAGCGTACAAGAACTATTTCAAGGAGGTCTATCAGATTAAGGAGATGCGCTTCAAGCCTTCTGTGGCACCATTCCTAAAAGAGGATCTATGCGTGGTGATGTGCCACTACCCGATGGTGACATGGAACCAGAAACCTCGAGGATCTGTAATGCTGCATGGGCATAGTCACGGCAAACTTGACGACTATAATGCTTTGTCAATGGACCTCCGCTTTGACGTGGGAATAGACGGGTCTCTCGCCAATCTGCGTTTCTTGACGCTAGAAGATATCTACAACGCTGCCACAGAGAAGATTAAGCAGTACGATTGCAACACCTTTGCTGAGTATGCACAGAACAACTATCGAAGCGAAGTGAGGTAATAAGTTGAATTACAAAAAGAAGATTAAAAAATGAAGAAGATTAAAATATTGAGGTACAATGACCTCGGAGATTTGATGTACCTGACCCATGAACACCATCTGAATGGTGTGGTTGTTGATGATGCGGCACTTGAAGTGATGCTTCGGATTGAGAAGATCATGCAGCGACTGGAGGTGATGGGCGATGACGAGCAACGTTGGCTCTGGATAGAACTCAAGGCACCAGGCAAGCGTAATCGTTGGGAGGAGGCCGATGAGAACGGGAATTACTGGTATCAAGTGTTTACGGCCAACTATAAGGGCTTCCACTACATGATTATCAGGAACCGGCAGAATAGATTTGTTGATCTCAGAAGTACTAGATACATTGGTGGGGAGAGAAAGCCTGATATCTGGTATGGGAATGTATCAAAGCCTCTGTTGAAACTTGAAAAGTACATCACAGCATTGGTAGATAGCATTTGTGAGAATCCTGACGACTATAACAACTACGTCGAGGAGAACCTTCCCTATTCAAAGCGGGACGGAGTCATCAAGCGTGCTGACCTGAACCGTATCTGCCCTGTCTATAGGACATTCGATGATCCAGAGCGAGTGGTGAATATCGTAACAAAGATGAACAACTTGCCTCTGTGGTCGTCAGATAAGATGACGCTTAGAACTTACATTCATTTCTGGCGCTTGCTCTATGAGACTTATAGGACCATGGATGAATATCGTCCTGAACCTAAGTCGGATTTCGTAGACAAAACGGACGAGGAAATCTTCGTGCGCTATAATAACAAAGGAGACGAGATTGAAGGTCTGAATCTCGACAGCGAGCAGGATTACCAGAAGTGGGAGGACGAAAACCATATGTACCACTGCATGGATGTAGCGTATGCACGAATCCATCTCTATCCCCGGAAGAAAGAAAACCGATGGGGTGACGAAAATGTTCCAGTAGCCGTTGGCCAATGGTATTTCACCTTGACTTTTAGCGTTTATGGCTATTCCAATGATGTGGTTAACATGCTGGAAGCATTGTGTGAGGCTGGAACTGGTGTTGTATGCGATGAGTCTGCGCGACTGCTCCGCATGGCACAGGAAACTGACTATGTCGGCATTACTCCAGGAGCA